CTAGTGCTCCACTTACTCCTACAGCACAATCTGTGGATAAAGCATCTACACAAAAAGTTCAAGAACCTAAATGGACATGTCCAGATTGTACACCCAATGAACAGATTGTTTTAGCAGCATTACAAGATCATACAAAGATCTCTGATCGTAATGCGCTTGCTACAATCATGGGAAACATTCAACAAGAATCTAAATTCATTTCTAACATCTGTGAAGGTGGTGCTCGTGTTTCTTATCAGGATTGTCTGAGAGGTGGTTATGGATTGATTCAATGGACTTCTATCAATCGTTATAAAGGACTTGGAAACTTTGCAGTAAAGTATAGTTGTAATCCAAGTGAAATAGATTGTCAAGTTCGTTGGATGATTAATGAACCTATTTTCCAACGTGTTCTTCCACAATTTGAAGGTGGTGGGCAGACAGTATCATATTATATGAGACCTGCATATACCTGGTTGGGTTGGGGTATCAAAGGCAATAGAGAACTTTATGCATATGACTATACTAAAAAAATGATATTAGTATGATTTTAAGATCTATTAAAAATCTATTCTATAAAACTATTCCTGCTCCTAAGTATTTGAAGAATGACCCTTGGTTCGGGCCCGCAGTTTTGTCGGATCTTCAAATGACCTTTAAAGAAGCATTCGATCATGCAGTAGTTGATAATCAACTATTACCTGAAGATGGCATTTTAGAGTCAAAAAATATTCATGAAACTATCTATCGTATTGCTATAAGTAGTGGAAAAACAACTACGCAACTTAATCCAATGTACGAATTTGGAGGAGGTTCTGAAAACTTCCAAGAGAAATGGCAATCAGGAATTAATTATAACTATTTACAATAATTAAAAATTTTTTTTAAATATATTACTAATGAAAAAAATTATTATGGCTTTAATGGCAGCATGTCTTGCTGCTCCTGTAACTGCAGATCCTCTTAAGGATAATGAATACTTTACTATGCATTCTATGGGGTGTATGCTTCTACAAGAATGCACTGAAGGAGTGATGGAAGTCTCTTCACTTCTAGATGTTTCATCTCAATATAATGATCCTGAAAGTTTTACTTTCGCTTCTAATGAATTCAATCAAATGCTTGTAGCATTGAATCAGGTGGGAGTTCAAGTATATCTTGCAGATGAGAAGTATTTCCCAGTAGGACATCGTGGTGTCTATCATACTGTAAGCAACAATTTCTATCTAAACAAAGCATTCATGGGTCGTCCCAGCACACTCATGAGTGTAATGCGCCATGAAGGGTGGCACGCTGCTCAAGATTGTATGGCAGGAACGATTGATAATAGTTTGATTGCTATCATTCTACCCGAAGATACTGTTCCTCCTATGTATCAGGAAATTGTGAAGAGAGCATATATGCTTCAACCAGGTGCAATTCCCTGGGAGAAAGAAGCATTCTGGGCAGGTAAAACAGAAGGTATGACTCAAGCAGCATTGGAATCATGTGCTCGCGGAACAATGTGGACTGATTATGATCCGACTCCAATGACTCGTGAATGGTTAGTCAAAGAAGGATATATTTCTAAATAGAAATGCGTTGCTCTATATGGAATGCCAGAGGAAGTTAAGAAAGAAGTATCGAATGATCCTAAGAAAAAGGGTATTCTTGGTAAACTAAAGGAGGCAGCAGATGACAAAGAAGAGCAACTTGCTATTCTTTCTACTTTTGTTAGGCTTGGCATCCTTGTTTGGAGTGGCGGAATACTCACGCTGGCATACATCAAACTTCCACCAGCATTGGGTATTCCAGAGCAAAAACTAGACCCCACCTTCATTGCATCAGTCTTTACCGGAGTTTTAGCTACCTTCGGAGTTCAGGCAGCAAAGAAAGCAGGAGAAGGTGGTGGTAATGGTGGTGGTATAAGTAAAGCAGATATGGAAAGATTGATTGCTGCAGCTGCACAAACTGCACCTGCACAAACTATTCGTATTGAACAGGCACCTGTACAAATAACACAGGCACCTCCAAAGTCCGATGAATCTTACAAGATGTAATTATGGATAATCAAAAGTCGTCATTTAAGTGGGTAGTTCTAACAGTGGGAACACTGTTTGGGATTGCTCATATTGGTGTCTTGGGTCATCTCATAAACAAAAATAACTTACCTATAATTAATCTTCCCGTTGGTGATTACACTTCCTACAGTGTAGATGCTGGAAAGGATGGATATAGAATTGAATATAATGCTAATGATCCTAAAGTATTAGGTGTTAGAAAACATCTTGATAAGAAGAATGGATTTTTTGGTATTGGTGGAAATACGCATCTTATAACTGAAGAAGAATATACAATGGATGGAGCCCGCCATATGGGTGGAGGTGTTGCGGGAAAGTTGACTGCCCAAAACGTAGAATGCATCAAAGCGGAGGGCGCTGGAGAATCGACCGGAAAAATGGTGGGTGCTAGTATTGGTGCTGCTGCTGCTCCATGGTTCACTAGTATTCCTTATGTTGGTTGGTTAGTTTCTGGATGGGTGGTAATGCTTGGACAAGATAAGGGTGCAGATATTGGTGGAGAACTGGCAACAACAATGATAGAGGGATGCGATGAACTTTGAATTGGATATGGATGATTATGCAATCATTCTCAATGCTCTACACTACTATAAGAAAGTAGAGAAGCGTGGCAACTTCAAACAGTATAATGAAGAGCGTGTGAATAAGTTAAGAGATAAGATGGCATATCAACTAATACCATCTCCGAATAGTGGTAATAACTTGTGAGTGCTGTATTTGTATTTGGATTTGTAATACTACTTACTATAGGAATGGAACTTACCTGGCCAGTTAAAAAATGAATTTACTATTACGCCCTCTTGATAATGTTACTGATCCTGTATGGTCAGTAATCCTATGTGTGATACTTGCAGTCATAGGTGCATTACTTATAATTATATACATATTAAGAGAAGCATTTGCTGAATTGGACAATGGCAGATCAAATCAACCAGAAGGACGCGAACCAGGACCAGCAGATAGCACTCCTGACACACAGGATTGAGGACGCTGAGAAAACGCAAGAAGAACTCAGACAAAGAGTTCGTAATCTTGAGAGATGGGTTTGGCGTGCTGGTGCTGTTATATCAGCAGCAATCACAATTATCGGAATAGTATCGGCAGCAGATGCCAAGGAGATCAATTATGGGAGCAATGACACCACCAAGCAGGAAATCCTGCTACAACTTCAGAGTAACGGAGATTAATCGTGTTCTTGACGGGGATACTATTGATGTCACCATTGATCTTGGGTTTGATCTATACAAGAAAGAAAGAGTTAGAGTTGCAGGCGTTGATACACCAGAGAAGAGAACAAGAAATCTTGAGGAGAAGGCTCTGGGACTAGATGCTACTAACTGGATGAAAGAAAAACTGGAAGGAGCAATTGCTGGTGATGACGAACTCTCTGTCAGAACTGAATTGGTTGGCGGTATGGGTAAGTATGGTCGCCTTCTTGGTTGGTTATATATTGGAGATGCAGAAATATCATTGAATGAGCAGATGATTACCGAAGGTTATGCTCACGCCTACGATGGTGGCACCAAAGATATGAACTTAGAAAAACTGCGTGAAATACGCAGATCACATGGAACTTTAACGGAGTAAATCAATGCAAAAAGTAATTAATGTTTTAGCAGTCCTATCATTTGTAGGAACTGCAGGTATTGTTGGCGGTGGTGCTGCAGTATATCTCAATAAGGATTCTATTATTGAGAATGTAAAGGGACAAGTTGCTGGTGCAGCAGCAGAAGCAATTGCAGGACAACTTCCTGGAATGATGGACGCTGCAATGCCAGAATTACCTGGTGCTACTGGTGGTGTTATGCCATCTGTACCATCTATGCCTAAAACTACTGGACCTGCACTTCCATTCTAATAATGATTCCAGAAATCCAGTTAGGTAATATTGATATTGGAATTAATCAAGTTAGTAATTTGATTATTAACGATACACCTGACTGGTTAAAAACTCCACCTACAGCACTACCAATTTACCCACCCGTGACTACACAGGTGGGTATTCCTATTGTTAATATACCAGGATGTGTTGAGTCTCATAGGGATAGTGGTGAGAATCAAACACTAAAGGATGATGATAAGGATGGTGTTCAGACATTTTGTGATGCAGGAACACCTAGTTTTTATCCTATTGATTATGATCCAGATAAATTGGAGATGACAACAGAGGCACCACCACCTCCACCCATTACACCTCCTGAGAAAGAAGATACTAAAACAGATACCGAAACACCAGCACCACCTAAAACCGATGCTGCAATAGCAGAGTGTCCCACAAGAGAACAACAGTTAAAGAATCCTGTAGGAAAAGTATTACAAAATAATAAAAAGATTACTAGGTATGAGACAGTAGGAAAAGAATGTCTCCCTGTATTTGATAATTTAAATATACCAGATCAGATTATTGCTAACCTACCATCACCAGGTGCGGTAACTGTTACCGCCTCAATTGCTGTAGTCGCGACGACATCTGCACTGCTTGCAAAGCCTCTTGCTGATCTTTTGTTAAAGGTTGTGAAACCGACTGTGAAGAAGGTAATAAAGAAGATTGCGACCTTACGGGGTAAGACGCCCCCTGTATTATCGGTGTCGCAGAAGAGGGCGGAGCAACGGGATCGGAATCGGGCGATAAAGATCTTACGTTCGGCACTGAAACCGAAGGGATAGAGTGACGATGTTGCTTGATAGCATTGACATTATTAACTACTACGTCCGCACATATTTTATAGTAAGGACTTCTAGGGTGGAAACTAATTCCTTGCTGCATTAACTGACCACAATTCTTAAGTCTCGCAATCTCAAAGTCTAATCTTTTGTTAGCAATCATTTGTTGCTGCATTTGAATTTGAGTATCTGCTGCTTGTTTACAACGCTCTTGCATTCCACCATCAAGTGGGAAAGAAAGTGTTGCAGATAAACCAAGACTTGTACTGTTATTAATTGCATCACCAGTCCTTACTGGTTTCCTCCAGAGTTCTGACCCTGGATTATCGGGCACACCATCACCTGCCATTTCCATGGTGGTGATAGTCATGTCTGCACCATCTTCATAGGCACGAACAGTCTCACCTTCTGAGTTTGTATATGTTCTATCATCATACCAAGATTCCCAAGGAAAGTTCTTTACTACTTTCTGGGTCTCTACCATCTGACCTTGGAAATCTCTGTTATCATATTGAGGTTCCATATAGTATTGTTCAAATGGATCCTTCTGACTACGAGCATGAGTAATGAATGGCGTGATATTAGCAGTAGGACCCTGACAAGCAATCCCTCCACCATATTGATTGGTGATATATGGACCTTGTAAGACCTGAATTGCTTGATTGGTGACTGATCCTGAACTATTAGCTATTGGATTTGCTGTTGCACTTACACCACCCACGTCCGCAGCGCGAGCAATACTAGGAGATAAAATGCAAAGCAGCATAATACTAGCAACGGATTTCTTTGTTCCATTTACTGAGTGAAAATTGAAGTTGTATCGGTTATGCTGGTAACCTCTGTAGTTCTTTGGATCACCGTTTGATTTGTTACCCCAGGACCCATGTAGGTCTGAGTGAACTGAAATGCTGCTCCTGGTTCTGCGATCGTGAAACTCTGACCATTTAAATCGAGACCAGAGTTGGCGCTTGTTACTTGGCCCTCTGTTCCTCCTAATGGATTCACTATCACTGAGTTTGTTGTTGGGTTCGGACTGAGGGATTGTCCCCCGTTGGTCACGTTTGTTCCCGATACTGAATATTGCCATCCTGTTGCATAATCTATAGAGTTAATCGTTTCAGTCACCTTTGATGTTGTCTCTGTGTGACTGGTCATGGATCCCTGGCTGAAATTTGGGACCACGGGGACCGCCAGGGCAGTTGCAGGTATGGCACTTGCAACCACCGCACTTATTACATACCAAAAGATTGTCCTTCCAGAAGTCATGTTTTCTGACCTCCATTTATTTAGTGTAGAATTGTAAGTTCACTGACAAACTGTCCAGTAGCATTTGTACCAGCACCACCAGCAGTCAAAGTAATAGCACCATTGGTCCCAATAGTACCAGCAAGAGACCCAGCAGTTCCTGCAGTTGTAGATGTAATGTTGCCAAAGTTTGCTACATCACCAACAGTGACTGCACTGGTTGGAATTGCATCAGCCTGTGCGTAAGACTGAGAGAAACTAAAAGTGTTTCCTGCAGTATGCTGAGTGGCAGCAATATTGCCAGGAGATAATACTCCACTGGTAATTGCACCAGTAGAAATCGTATTAACAGTAGTTCCGTCAGTAGTGTTTACACCATTACCAGATACAGAATACGTACTACCTAGTCTTGTGACATTAGTAGCAGCTGCATCAACAGTTAATTGAACACTAGAAGATAATTTATGAGTAAGAGCACCTGCATTTGCTGCTGATGCGGTCATCAATACCATTATGAAAGGTAAAAACCTTTTCATATTTTCTTTACCAAAATGGTTTATAGATATTCTTATTTAGCTTGACCTTTCTTTAATTTGATGGTATAGTTTCTAAAGATAAAATAAATGACTCAGTAGCTCAGTGGACAGAGCAACTGCCTTCTAAGCAGTCGGTCGTTGGTTCGACCCCAACCTGAGTCGTTGGAAACTTATAAGTTTCCATTGGATTTCATCCAATAACCCCTTTTCATAAAATGGAATTTTCAAAATCTAACGTTCAATCCAAAAAAACATTATCACAGTATGATTTTGGTGGACGTGAAGTGACATCAGTAAATCTCTTACTTCTTATTAGCGACCTTGAAGGTACATCCCAACATCTTAAATATATGGGATTCAAAGAGCACATGGACACCATTAATGAAATGAAGAAAAAATACTATAAAATGTATTTCAAAACTTCAAAGCAAGAAAAGTCACTTTTAGATTAATATGTGGGAAACCAAATGCAGTAGTTGTGGTAAAATGACTCCTGCTAATGAATGTCCACAAGTAGGTCATCAGGATAATTTTGGTAAATGGGTAAACTCATTATGCAAATTATGTTGGTTGAAAAAACATTCCTTCTTAGCTCAGCGGTAGAGCGAGCGACTGTTAATCGCTTGGTCCCTGGTTCGAATCCAGGAGAGGGAGTTGCCTCCGTAGCTCAGTGGTAGAGCAGGGCTTTTGTAAAGCTCAGGTCGCAAGTTCAAATCTTGTCAGAGGCTTGACAATCCAAATCAATTGTCTTATACTATCTCTTGTGTGAAGGAAGATGCGTGGAGGGAGTGATCTCCCACCACTTGCGGAATTAGTTTAGAGGCAAAACTAAAGGTTTCCAACCTTTCGTCATCGGTTCGATTCCGATATTCCGCTTTCGGGTTACCGTAATCCGAAACTAGTATAAATACTTAACCTTTTGTCTTTCAGACAATTAAAGTAACAAAAGGTAATACTTATAACGAGAGGTAGTCGATCTCTCTTCCATCCGTGGGATACTCCACGAGATATACTTAAAGGTAAAAAAATGTTTAAAACTGTATTCGCAGCAACCGCTGCTCTGTCCGTATCCGCTGGCGCTGCATTCGCTGGTCCTTACGTCAACGTCGAAGCAAACTCAGGTTGGACTGGTTCTGACTACTCTGGAACCGCCACAGACCTGCACGTAGGTTACGAAGGCGCTCTTGGTGAGAACGCATCATACTACGTCCAGGGCGGCGCTACTGTCGTATCTCCCGATGGTGCTGAAAGCGATACCGTTCCTTCTGGTAAGGCAGGTCTTGGTCTTGCACTGACTGATTCGTTGGGTGCATATGGCGAAGTTTCGTTTGTTGGTAGTGGCGATAGCGACATTGATCGTGGTTACGGATCCAAATTGGGTTTGAAGTACAGCTTCTGATATTCGATATAGACATATAAACATCTAGATGTTATACTGGGGGTGCGACGGCATCCCCTTTTTTTGTATATGGATTATACCCTACCACCACTTTGTATTAGAAGTATTGAACCCGCAGAAACACCGGGTAAAGTACTTGTAGATATGCCATCTCTATGGAGAGAGAGTGATGCACTAAAACCTGTAGAGCTTCATAAAGAAATAGTTGACTCTATTATGAGTGAACCTTATAGTGTTCCTATGTGCCCACCAGGATGGCCAAACCCTCCTCTTACTGAGACGGAATGAAAAAATACTTGCTAACAATCGTTACTCATCCAGCTACACATTACAATATAATTACTATTGGACTACTCATCACAATAGGAATGTTACATAATCACGCACACTATCAAATGAGTAATGATCCCGATGCATATGTATTTCAATGGTGTAAAGCAAATCCGGAACGATGCACTTATAGGCAAAGATAACTGAGGAATATTAATGATTAGTCCATACTATATTGAAGAACCAATTACTCAAAGAAAAATAGAAGTTCCTGAAGAAATATTATATTACTGTGATAACTTTACATATGATGCTGATAGAGATGATCTAAGGTATATTGATTGTGTGTATATGCATATGGGTGAATATGGAAATGATCCAAAAATGCTAGAAGAATTAAGAAAATCAGTAAGACCTATTTTTGAATGATGAAAAAAAAGAATAAAGAATTTGCTGAAGATGCAAATCTGTATGATATGATTAAAATTCTTGAACAAAGAATTATAGATCTTGAAAGTTTTAATCAAATTCTAACTCGTAAGATCGGTGAACTAGATAGTGAAGTGAATAACCTACAAACTAATGAGAATTAATCTGTGGTACTCTAAGAGTATGTCTCAATGGAGATGGACTCTTTCTGAAGAGTTTAAAAATGGTAAAACTAGATTAGAGCAACATGCTGGACAACAATCAGAACTGCGTGATGCTATGGAAGATGTTGCAAAAACTGTGGAGTATGTGATAGAATTAAAAGGTAAGGGCGAATAACTCAGCGGTAGAGTGTCTCCTTTACACGGAGGTTGTCGGGGGTTCAAATCCCTCTTCGCCCATATAAATAATTAAAAAATTTCTTTGAAGTAGAGAAACTTAATTATAAACCAATGGAAAATATTAAAGTAAGATGTCGCTCTTGCAATAGAGAGTTGGAGGGTCATCCAACTAAAACTGTCTCGTGTGGTTGTCCTAATATGGCTACTATTCGTGGTGATAGAATATCTGCAGTTGACTTGTCGCATGTTGTTATGTTAAACTCTGCAAAGGTTAGTATAAAATCATCAATTTTTTCTAATCAAGATCTTGAATTTCAAGAGGCAAGACGTAGACGTAAAGTTCGTAAATTAAATTTTGAAGTACGGTGAAAAAAGTTTGGAAAATTTGGAAATATTCTTTAGGGAGTTTTTCTGATGAAAGAACAAAAACGTATGATAATTACGTTGCTATAATACGTTCTACTATATTTGTTAGTTATCTTATTACCAATTGTTTTATTATTTCTGGTGTTATAAGACACTGGAATAATGTTCCATATGGAGAGAGTCCGGTTGGTCGAGGACACCGCCTTGAAAGCGGCTGGAGGTAAAACTTTCGCAGGTTCGATTCCTGTTCTCTCCGTGCATGATTACATAAATAATCAAAAAAGTGTAGATAATGAGTATCCTCAACGTTAACCAGATACAACCAGTAGGTGGAGGAAATACTATTACAGTCAGTGCTTCTGACGTTAATTTTTCTGGAAATATTTCGGTAGGTTCTAATTTTATTGGAATAGTAACAGCATCTACTGCTACTGTTGCTACGAATGCACAGGGATTAACTGGAACACCAGACATTACTGTTAATAATATTCAATCGGGTGTTGTAACCGCAACCACATTTATTGGTGATGGATCTGGATTAACTGGAGTTACTGCATCTGGATCTGGTATTAATATTAAAGATAGTGGGACTACAGTTGGTGTTGCTGCTACTGTAGATTTTGGCACTAATTTAAATGTATCTCCAGCATCTGTAGGTATTGTTACGGTTACTGTAGGAGATACTGATTTTGAGATTGTTGATAAGATTGTTCATACTGGCGACACTGATACTGCCATTAGGTTCCCTGCTGCTGATACAATCACTGCAGAAACTGGTGGATCGGAAAGACTTCGTATAACTTCTGATGGTAAGATTGGCATCGGAACTGATAATCCCATTGATGAACTTCACATCAACAATAATAGTGCGAATGTTAATTTAAGATTAACTCGTGGTAATAATGGGGCAAGAATTACTGGTTCAGATGGTGTATCACCTGCTATTATATTTGAAACCATAGCAAGTGATGTAGGAACAGAAAGACTTCGTATCTATTCTGATGGTCATGGTAAATTTAATAATGGTGCTATCACCAGAGTATTAGTAGTAGATGATGATACCCCCAGTGGAACCTCGCAAACATATACGAGTATTCCTTCATGGGCAACAAAAATTACAATACTATTTGATCAGGTCAGCACCACTGGGGGATCAGAACTGCTAGTTCAATTAGGAACTTCTGGTGGAGCAATTACATCAAATTATGATAGTTCATCTAGTAATTCATCAGGTGGTACTCTAGAAACTTCAACTGCAGGATTTGTATTATATGTGAGTTCTGGTGGTTCTTCAGAACTTGTGGGAAAAATGGAAATTCAAAGAGCAGGAACATCAAAGAAATGGATTTCATCTCATGTAATGAAAAACAGTGGTAATACACGAGATGGAGCTGGAGTTCTGACCACGTACTCAGGAACCATAGATAGAGTTGTTGTGACAACTGAAGGTGGATCTAATACTTTTGATGGGGGAGCCATTACAGTTTACGCTGAGGCTTGATAAATAATACGCCTAAACCTGTTTAATTCGGAGGATTTTCCTAATGGCACTTACTGAAAGATTTGAAAACGACAAGATTGAAGTCGTTGGCACATATAAAGCTGTACAAGTTCGTAGAGCAGAAATTATTGAGAAGGATGGTGTAGAAGTTGCACGTTCATTCCATCGTCACGCATTATCGTGTGGTTCTATTGATGAGAGTGATAACTTTGTAGATACTGATATCAGTGGAGAAGATGCTGATGTTCAAGCAATTTGCAATGCTGCATGGACACAATCAGTGAAGGATGCTTATAAAGCAAATTTAATTGCAAACAAACTAGAAGGATCATAAATATAAAAAAGTCTTTGACAGATGGGTATCCAGATAAACGGGCAGACTGATACTATTAGCGCAGTTGATAATAATTTTTCTTTAGCGGGAAATGTTAGTATTGGTGGGACACTCACTTATGAAGATGTGACGAGTGTAGATGCTGTTGGTTTATCTACATTTCAGGCAGGTATTCAATTAGATGATAGTATTACTCATCTAGGAGATACAGATACTGCAATCAGATTCCCTGCTAATGATACAGTCACAGTAGAAACTGCTGGTAGTGAGAAAGTTCGTGTAACTTCTGGTGGCAATGTTGGCATCAATACAATACCTACCATTTATCAATTTGAAGTAAATGGTGGAACTGCAAACACAGTCGCTTCTTTTGAATCTACTGACGCAACTTCCCGAATTCTTTTCAAAGACAATTCTGGCGAAGCGATGGTTGGGGCTGTCGGTGATGCACTTACTTTTTATACCTCAACAAATGCAAATGAAAGACTTCGTATAACTTCTGATGGTAAAGTTGGTATCGGCACTGACAATCCAAATAGAAAATTAGTTATAAGTCAGGCAAATAGCACAGCATATAGTGGAACTGATTTTGATCAGGACTATCACGTATTAAAACTCAATAACTTCACAGATAGTAAGACTGTGGGGATGCAATTCCTTATTGGTTCTAATGGTGAAGCAGCAGTGACTGCCACAGAAACAAGTGATGGTGCTACTGATTTAATCTTTGGAACAAGAGGTGGAGGCACTAGAACAGAAAAACTTCGTATAACTTCTGATGGTAAAATTGGTATAAACGAGATAAGTCCATCCGCGATTTTGGAAGTTAAAGGTGCTGTATCTGCTGGTTCAGGAAATAATGAAGACTTGCAGCGATGGAACATAGCATCTGATAATGTAAAAGCTGAAATTAAATATATTGATACTGCCGCCGATAGAGGCATGTTATTTGGTACAACTACTGATCATATTTTATCATTTCAAACTAATAATACAGAAAAACTTCGTATAACTTCTGATGGTCACTTACAAATTCGTCGCGAAGGAGTAGGAAACGCAAGTGGCACCGATACACGTCACACACGTTATATTGTTAAACAGACTAATGGTCAAGAAGCAATACTTGGTAGTGTATTTGCACAGGGTAAATCCTCATGGGGCGGTGATTTAGTTTTTGCGACTAAACAAGCAAATGCTAATCCTTCTACAGGATTAACAGAAACGATGCGTTTGAATGCTGCTGGTCATCTAAAGATACCAAATCAACCAAGATTTTCGGCTTACGGTGGAGCATCGCAGGTAAGTGTCGGAAGTGCATATAAAATTGAGTTTAACACCGCTAACGTTAATGTTGGGGGAAGTTACAGTATCTCGAATGATAGATTTACAGCACCTGTTGCTGGGGATTATTATTTTATGTATAGAGTTATGGCAGGCACTACGAGGTATTTAAGATGTCAATTTAGAGTTAATGGATCTAATGTTTTAGACCAATTTTTCTCAGAAAACGTAACGTATGCAAATAATGTTGGTGCCATGACATACACATTGTCTGCGGGAGATTATGTTGAAGTTTGGTGTGATGTGCAGAATAATAGTCAAGGAGACCTTCACGGTGGTTATCGATGTTTTGTTGGTCACCTCATAGGATAATTTGCAATAAATAAAGAAACCATACAATTTATATGAAATGTCCAACTACACAATTACATTAACCGATACTGAGAAAACGGCAATGGAGTACATTGCTCTTGATGTTGATGAATGGATTACTAATGCAGCAACAAATCGTGCTCGTATTGCTATTGATGAAATTATTCAATTAAATACTGCTCACTGTAATGCCAATTCAATTGCGATTGCAGTTGGTAAAGATGCACAGGTGGCACAAGCATTAAGTCTTGGTGTCATTGATAAGGCAGCAGATAGATCAGAACCAGA